TTTGATCTAATTGCTGCAGGAGAGTATCCAGTATCAAGAGCATTATATGTTTACATTAAAAAAGAACATGCTGATGTTGTACCAGGTCTAAAAGATTTTGTTAGATTATATCTTTCAGATGATGTGATAGGTCAAGATGGTATGTTAAGTGAAAGAGGTTTAATACCTATGACTGATGATGAACTAGCTGGTATACGTACACTTGTATTAGAAAACGTAGTAGCAGCAAAATAAATGTTGACTTGTACTGCTACATTAGTTATGATAAGAAATGAAAGATTTCTATACTAATGTAGCAGTTGATATTGATGGCTATGGTAGTCCTAAAGAACTACTAGTAGTTGGATTTAATGATGAAGGTAGATACCAAAGTCGTATCCCTATCAAAGACTGCGATCTCCACATATTCAAAGATGATCCCACTCGTTCAAGCGAGTATCGTACAATAGATGGTAGGCATGTTACTAAGCATAACTTTGCTAGGTGGCGTGATGCCAGACAATTTGTTAGAGAAAATCAAGGGATTAGTAATTCAAAACTATATGGTATTCATTCTAAGATGAGTGCTAAGAACTTAGTTGATCATTACATAAACTATACTTGGGACAAAGAAGTTCCATATGACTTTACTAAATTAACTACAGCTGTTATTGATATAGAGGTTGCAGCTGATGAAGGTTTTCCTAGTGTAGTAGATGCAGAGAAACCTATTACAGCTATTGCTGTTAAAGTTAGATCACAAACAATTGTATATGGATGTGGTGACTTTACACCTAAAGAAACAAACCATCACTATGCAAAATGTACAGACGAAAAACATTTACTACTTAAATTTTTAGATGATTGGGAAAAGTTAAAAGTAGATATTATTACAGGATGGAATTGTGAATTATTTGATGTACCTTATATTGTTAATAGAATGTTTAATGTGTTAGGTGAGAAAGAAATATTTCGTCTTTCTCCATGGCATATTGTAGAAGAAGGTAGATTATCTAAGTTTGCAAAAGTTCCTGGACCTGGGCAGTTTCCTAACCCAAGAAATTCTGCTGCAGCTGCTGCTGCCTTATCTAATAAAGAAGGTAAATGGGGTAAGACAGCTTACGATATTCTAGGTATTAGTATTATAGATTATCTTGCTGCGTATAAAAAATTTACATACACACAACAAGAAAGTTATTCTTTAGATAATATTTCATTTGTAGAACTAGGTGAGAAGAAACTAGATTATAGTGAGTATGATGGACTGATGGGTCTGTATAAAAATAACTATCAAAAGTTTATTGAATATAATATCAAAGATGTTGAATTAGTAAGTCGTCTTGATGATAAGATGAAACTATTAGAACTTATGGCTGCTATCTCATATGATGGTCATGTTAATCTTAATGATGCATTTACATCTGTGAGGTTATGGGATATAATAATACACAATTATCTACTAAAGAAAAAAATAGTAGTTCCAATGATTGATTTATCTATTAAGGAAAGACAAAACCAAGGTGGTTATGTTAAAGATCCACATAAAGGTAAAATACATAAATGGATTGCATCTTTTGACTTGAATAGTCTATATCCACATTTGATTATGCAGTATAATATTTCACCTGAAACATATAAAGGTGTACATCCTAATAAAACATCTGTTAATAGTATTCTTGATGGAGCTTATAAAGGCATAGACAATCCAGACGATTGTGCTATAACTGGTGCAGGTGTATTATACTCTAAAGATATTAGAGGTTTCTTACCTACACTTATGGAACGTACATATGCTGATCGTGTGGTATGGAAAGATAAACTAAAGAAAGCTAAAAGAGCTGGTAATAAGAATGAGATATCAAGATGTGATAACATGCAAATGGCTAAGAAGATTCAACTTAACTCTGCTTATGGTGCTTTAGCTAATCCTGCTTTTAGATGGTTCAAGATGGAGCATGCAGAAGGTATAACCTTATCTGGTCAGATGGCTATTCGTTGGATAGAAAAAAAGATTAACATTTATATGAATGAGAAGTTCAATACAGAGAATCAAGATTATGTTATAGCTATTGATACTGATTCTGTTTATGTATCATTTGAAAAGATGGTTGATGATAGTAAACCTATACCAGACAATGTTGAGATGTTGGATCAATACATACAAAAAACTATGGAACCAAATATTGATAAGTGGTATCAAGAGCTTGCTGACTATACAAATGCTTACGAACAAAAGATGATAATGAAAAGAGAAGTAATAGCTGATAGAGGTGTATGGACAGCTAAGAAACATTATGCTCTTAATGTATGGGACATGGAAGGGTTTAGATATGATAAACCTGAAAGAAAGATTATGGGACTTGAGTCAGTTAAAAGTTCAACTCCATTTATCTGTAGACGGGCAATAGAAAAATCCTTAGAGATAATGCTCAACGAAAATGAAGATCGTTTTATAGAATATATTGAAGAGTTTAAAAATGAATTTAGAAACCTACCATATGAATCTGTTGCTTTTCCAAGAGGTGTAAGTGACATAGACAAATGGTGTGAAAGAACACAAACACAAGTGGTACCTAAGAAAGGTACACCTATTCATGTTAGAGGTTCTATTACATTTAATAATATGTTAATAGAACATAATCTAATGAACAAATATGAAACTATAAAAAATTCTGATAAGATAAAGTTTTGTTATTTGAAATTACCTAACCCATCTAAAGAGCATGTAATATCTTGTCCACAAGCATTACCTAAACAATTTGGGCTAGATAAATATATAGACTACGATAAACAATTTGAAAAATCTTTTCTAGGACCTATGCAAGCTATTGCAGATGCAGCTGGATGGAAAACAGAAAAGATAGTAACACTAGAAGATTTTTGGAAATAGGAGAAGACCATTGGCAAGTACAGACTTAGGTGATTTTGATTTTGGATTTACAGCAGTTGATGAAGATGAATTAGAAGCAGTTAGTACTGCCTCTGAGAAAGTGGCAGCATCATCAGAAGGTGCTAAGGCAGCACAAACTAAATTAGATACAATGTATAATGCAGTAATACCATTATTAAATAACTTACAAAAAAATCCAGAAAAAGAATATATTTTTTGGCCAGATAGACATAGTAAAGTAGAAGCATTTAGAGATAAGTTAACAATATTATATAAGAGTTAAAATTTGAATAAATTTAGTTATGATGCAATTGAAGAGTATCAATTAGAGATAACCACATATTGCAATGCAGCATGCCCACAATGTCCAAGAAACGTAAATGGAGGTAAGGTTAATCCATACCTAAACGTATGCCATTTAGACAGCAACATTATTGATAAAGCGTTTCCAGAAGATTTATGTAGACGTTTAACACAAGTGTTCTTTTGTGGAAGTTATGGTGATCCTATTATGCATCCTGACTTTCATAAAATTCTCTATGACTTCAGAGACAAAGCTCCCAACTTACATTTATATATTCATACTAATGGTGGTGTCCATGACAAAGCCTGGTGGGAACAAACAGCTCTACTTTTAGGTAAAAATGGTAAAATAGATTTTGGTATTGATGGATTAGAAGATACTAATCATTTGTATAGACGTAATGTTAAGTTTGAAAAAGTTATAGCTAATGCTAAAGCATTTATTGATGCAGGAGGAAAAGCTCAGTGGAATTGGTTAGTATATAAACACAATGAACATCAAATACCAGAAGCTAAAAAACTAGCAGAAGAAATGGGCTTTGATGATATACTATTCAGAGCAACCGGTAGGTTTATGGACCATAAAACTTTAACTACAATGGAGAAGTGGCCTGTAGAAAATAAGAAAGGTGAAGTAGAATATTATTTAGAACCTCCTACAGATGAACAATATCATAATGCTAGTGTAGTAAATTTACCTAAGTTACATAAAGAGTATCCAGACATAAAAGATTACTTTGATGAGACTAAAGTAAAGTGTGATGCACTTGTAGGAAAGAAGGTAACTATAACTGCTGAAGGATTAGTACTACCTTGTAACTTTTTTGAACATAATCTTTTTGATGCGCGTTTCCGCGGTAATGATTTTTTTCCAAACAGTAATGCTAACCATTTTGAAGATGGTTTTAACCAAGTAGAAAAATTTATAGAAAAGCATAATTCTGTAACTACTGTTGAAGGTGATGTAAAAGAAGGTTTGTTAAATATTCATAAAACAAGTTTAAAAGAAGTATTTAAAAATCCTTTTTGGAATGAACTTGTTGACTCTTGGAGTAAAAAGTTAGATAATGGTAAAATATTTGAATGTGCATTAACATGTGGACAGAAACTTTCAAAAGTATGGGATCAAAATAAAAAAATGACGAAAACTTACAAATATTACATAACAGGTAATAATAGAGGATTAGGGTTAGAATTAAATAAACATTTTGATGGAGATGGTTGTAGTAGAGGGTCTGGATTAGATATAACCAGAGATGATGATGCTTTACATATAGCAAAACAATCACTATAT